GGAAGACCTCGAGCCGCTGCCGGACGGGGTCGGCAACGAGTCGATCCCGCTGGAGGTCATCGTGGCGATGGCCCGGACCACTCGCGGTATCCCCAAGTCGCTGATGCCGCAGCTGGTCCTGGAGATGGACCTGGCTGCCGAGAAGCTGACGAGCCTGCAGCAGTCCGGGCTGGCGGCTCCGAATGTCCCGCCGGAAGCAATCGCCCCGGCAGCCATGTTCGGCCGGATCATCAGCCAGCAACGGGACGCTGGCCAGCAGGGGCACGACGACGCCGATATGATCCTGAATTTCCTGGCCGCCAACCCGGACCGGATGGGCCACCTGGTGCACCTGGCGCGCAAGGCCGGCGGCGGGACGGAACCGGAGTACGTGGGGGCGTGGATCCCGAACCCCCGCGATCTCGTGCTGAACGGCAGCAACGGAAACGGCAGGCACTGACATGCCCCTTGCGAAAAAGCCCGCGCCTAACACGAAGGCTCCGGCCGGCTCGTACGCGCTGCCCGGCGGCGCCCCCGGGGGCGCGGATGCGTACCCCGTGAACACCCGCAAGCGGGCGGCTAACGCGCTGGCCCGGGTGGAACAGAACGGCACGCCCGCGGAACAGGCGAAGGTGCGCGCCGCGGTGCGGAGTAGGTACCCGGACCTGCCCTCCAGCAAGGGCAAGGGCCAGTCAGCGGCCGCTAAGGCCAAGCCGAGAAGGAGCACGTAAATGGCCGAAGACCTGGCGGCTGTCAACAACCTGCCCGACACCGCGTTCGCCTGGATCGAGCCGGGCGGCTCCCGTGATCCGGGCGGCCGCACCGTGCCGCGGAGCCTGCGTCACTTCGCGATTCATGATGTGGCCGCGGTACGTACCGCCCTGTCACAGGCACCGCACTCACCGTTCGGCAAGCAGGCCGCGGGCGCGATCCTCATGGCGGCCCGCAAGTTCGGCATCACCGTGGACGCGTCGACCCGCGCTTCGTTCGGCCAGCTCGACCCGGCGGAACTAGGCGGCTTTCCGGAGCGCCGGTTCACCCGGTTCCCGCCCGAGGCCCGCCAGGCGGAAAGCGGCGGCCCGTCGCACATCTACGGGTACGCCGCGGCATTCGGCAAGCTGTCCCGCAAGCTGGGCGGCTTCGTGGAGCAGGTCGACCCGGGCGCGTTCAACGAGTGCCGGGCCAACGGCTGGCCGGACATCGTGTGCCGGTACAACCACCACGATGACCAGCTGCTCGGCACCACGTGGGCGCGCACCCTCACCCTAGCTACCGACGAGACCGGGCTGGCCTATGACGTGGTCCCGCCGCAGGCCCGCGCGGACGTGCTGGAGTACGTCACCCGCGGTGACATCAAGCACAGCTCGTTCGCGTTCCGGGTGTTCCCGGGCGGTGATGAGTGGGGTATCTCGGATTTCAACTACCCCATGCGCACGCTCATGTCGGTACAGCTGGTCGACGTCGCGCCGGTGCTCGACCCGGCGTACCCGGACGCGACAGCCGGGGCCCGCGCGATCAACGGCGCCGTCGAATCCCTGGCCGCCTGGGTGCAGGGCGACCCGGAGGAAGTCCGCTCCCGGCTGAGCGAGGGCCGGGCCATGGAGTTTTTCCGGCGCACCGACCGTGATGGCGGCAAGCCCAGGCCGCCGGAGGCCCGGCGCCCGGCGCCGAAGGTGGCCATGTCCGGGGCGCAGGCGCTGCTCGCCCTGCAGGGCAACATGCAGGACCCCTATACCGACCAGGACTAACCCCTGGTAGCGAAGTAAAAACCGTATATATCTGCTGAGGCCGTAGCTTCCCGCGAGGTACGGACGGAGCCAGTGCAGATGCCATGAACAGGAAGGAAACCGATGGCATCGGAAACTGCGAAGAGGCTCCGGGACCGCCGCCTCAATGTGTGGAACGAGTGCAAGGGCCTCGCCGAGGGTGCGGTGAACGAGAACCGGTCATTCACCGATGAGGAGCAGGGCAAGTTCGACGCCCTGCAGGAGGAGATGACCAAGCTCGACACCAGGATCAAGGCCGTCCTGGAAACCGAGCAGCGGGCCAAGGATGCCGACGACGCGTTCGACGCGCTGTCCGGCCGCAAGCCCGCAGCCGGCCAGGCCGCGCGGACCGCCGGCGGCGGCGACATGCTCGAGGAAGTGCGCAAGTTCGCCCGCGGCGAGGAAGGCGCTCCCCGGGCGCTGGAAGTCCGGCATACGGGCGCCGGCCCGGTCAACTACCGGGTCCTCACCACCGCGGGCGTCTCCGGGACCACGAGCGCCTCATCGGTGATCCCGACTGACTTCTACGACATGCTCATCGCGCATCTCATCGAAGTCAGCGGCATCATGCAGTGCGGGCCCACCGTCCTTAACACCGGTGGCGGCGAGACACTCCAGATCCCGAAGACCACGGCGCACTCATCCCCCGGCGTCCCGCCGAACCCGTCGCTGTCGGCGGCCCAGGCGGGCGCGCTGCCCACTTCTGACCCTGCCTTCTCGATGGTCACGCTGTCCGCCTACAAGTTCGGCGTCCTGCTTCAGGTGGCCCGCGAGCTGATCGACGACACCGCCGTGGACCTGCTTGGCTACCTCGCCATGCAGGCCGGCCGCGCGATCGGCAACAACTTCGGCAACGCCCTGATCAACGGGACCGGCGCCGGCGGCCCCAACGGCCTGATCAACCTGGCCACCCTCGGCATCACCGGTGCCACCACCGGCGTGTCCGGGGCGCCGTCGTACGCCAACCTGGTCGACATGGAATACTCCGTGATCGCCCCCTACCGTCAGTCCCGGTCCTGCTACTGGTTGGCGGCGGACAAGACGATCGGCGGGTTCAGGAAGATCACCGACACCGTCGGCAGGCCGATCTGGGAGCCGTCCGCGGTCCTCGGGTCCCCCGACCTGCTGCTCGGCAAGCCTCTGGTCGCCGACCCGTTCATGCCGGCCATGGGCGTCAACGCCAAGGCGATCGCCTTCGGGGACTTCAGCCAGTTCTTCGTGCGGCTCGTCGGCGGGGTACGGTTCGAGCGCTCGGACGACTTCGCTTTCGGGTCTGACCTGGTGACCTTCCGCGCGATCCTGCGTGGCGACGGGACTCTGGTCGATCAGACCGGCGCAGTCAAGTACTATGCTGGTGCAGCCACTTAATCGAACACGATTACTGGTAAGCACCAGAACGGTCTACCTGGTACCCTTTCCGTAAAGGCCAGCTTCTACGGAAAGGGGCCAGGGAATGCCCAGGAGCAAAGACGGACGGTGGATGGCATGGTGCGAAG